ATGCTCATAATGATGAAATATTTTATGCACAAACATCTCAATTTGCCAAATATTTATTTAATTATTTCCAACAACCTGAAATTAAAAATCAAATAATTGAACATAATATTTATAAAGAGCGATTTAATAATAATAATGATTTATTTATTCATGTAAGATTAGGAGATGTACCACATTTAAATCCAGGTTTTGATTATTATGATAAAATTTTAAGTAACCAACAATATAAAATATTTTTTACAAAAGGATATATTTCATCAGATAGTATTGACCACGATATTTGTAAAAGATTGATTAATAAGTATAATTTAGAAATTTTCAATCAATCAGAATTGAATACAATAATGTTAGCAAATACATGTAAATATATTATATTATCAAATGGGTCTTTTTCATGGTTAATGGGACTTTTTGGCTCTTTTTTTGATTCGCAAATTTATTATCCAATTCCAGAGATTCATTGGCATGGTCCAATATATGAAGCATCAAAATCATGGATTGGTATAAAATTATCAAATAAATATAATTATGTAATAAATTTAGATAGAAGGCCAGATAGATATAGTGATTTTTTAGAAAAAATAGAAAAAACAGATTTATTTAAAAATGAGAATTTTATTAGATTTTCGGCATTTGATGGGGCCAATTTCAAAAATGAATTAAAAAGATTTGACTATGAAAATCATCCATTAATTAATAATTTAAAAAATATCTCAAAAACAGATAAAATAAAAACTGGTGAATTAGGAGCTTTTATTTCTCATTTAGAAGTATTAAAAGCAATTAGTATTAATAATAATATAAATGAAGATGATTATGTAAAAGTATTTGAAGACGATATTTTTTTTAATAATGATTTTATTCAAAATTATAATAAATTAAATGTAATATTTAAAGAAGAAAATAAAAATCGCAATTTTATATATTTAGGTGGTCGATTCACAGATTCATTTGATATAAATATTAATAATAATGATTTTTATCAAAAACCTCCTGGCAATGATTTTATTTATAAAAGAAAACCAATCCAAAATCCAGGTTTTAATATGCAATGGGATAGAATTAATTGTTCATATATGATAAAAAAATCATTTTCACAACAATTTTATAATATTATTTTAAAGATTACTGAAGAGAAATTTATGCCAATTGATACATTATATTTAATGCTTCATACTCATTTAGATTTTTATGAATTTTATCCTCATTTATTTTGGTCGCCGTTGAATTATAAATCCGATATACAAACACAAGAGCCACAATATATTGATTTTAGTGAAATTGAAACTGAATCTCAAAATAATCAAAGCAATAAAATAAACATTAGTTTAATAGGATTTTGGCACAGTTTTGATATTAACACTGATCCATTTATTAAAAAACTATTAAATTCAAAATATAATATTCAATTTAATAATAATACCATATACCAATCCAATAAAATTATAGTTGGTTCTTTTATAAATGAAGAATTATATAACATAATTTTAGATATATATAATAATCATAAAAATATTGATCTATTACTATATGTCACAGAGCCTATTGGAAATTATTATATACCAACATTTAAACTTTTACAATTAAATGTTTTTAAAAAAATATTTGGATCTATTATTTCTGAAGAGAACAGAATAACTTCATTTAAATATCCAATTTATCTAAATAAATTTGATAATTTAAATACTATTCAAGATTTATTTAATAATACAAACAAATATGTCAAACAATCATCATCATGTCTCTCAAATAAAAAATTTGGATGCTTAATTAATCGACATGATGATGGAAATACCAGGACAAATATATATAAATTATTAAATACAATTAATAATATAGAATGCCCAGGTCTTTTATTTAATAATTGTTGCAATAAAAACATAAATGAAATAGGAAATGTTACATATATCAAAAATTTTATTTTCAATATTTGTCCAGAAAATTTTAAAACTCAATTTAATGGTTATATTACAGAGAAATTATTAAATGCTTGTTTAGGAGGTGCAATTCCAGTCTTCTTTGGACATTTTGACATGGTCGATGAAAGAATTTTTAATAAAAATCGTATTATATTTTTTGATCCTGAAAATTCATCATCACTCATAGATACATTTATCCTAATAAAAAATTTATTTGAAAATAAAGAGAATCTTGAAAATTTTTATAAGCGCGATGTTTTTGCAGAAACAGCATATGAAACCGTTATGAATATGGAAAATAATTTAGCATCTTTTCTTTTTTCTTAGTTCTGTAATAACTGTAACCATTTATTAATATTTTCTTCTAATAAAAATTTTTTATCAAGCGAAATATTCATAGTCATTCTATTACTTTGTAATTTTCGTATTTTAGCTAAAACTTCATAGGGTTTAAAATAATCAACAATATATTCATTGTCAATTATTTCAGAAACAGCCCCGCTTCTACAATCTGCAATAACGGGTACTCCCATATAATAGCTTTCTGCATATACACATCCGAAAGTTTCACTAAATGTTGATGATAAAACACATAGAGATGATTGTACTATTTTACAAAAATCCTCCTTTCTTTGTTTCCCCATAATAATAATTCGTTCTTTATATTTATTTTTTAAAGTCACTTCTAAATCTTTAAATTTATCATTATCCCATCCTGGTGACATTAACAGTAATTTTAGATCGCTATCATTATTATATAAAAAATCAAATAATTGAATAACATGATCAATATTTTTGGTCCAAGCGGACCCAAATACTAGTTGATTTAAATCAACATTTATATTATTGTTTTTAGAAAATTCAGCTTCGTATAAAATATTATAAATAACATGAATATTTTTCATACCAATATGAAAACCGTAATCGGCAAAATAATTATATAACATTTTTTTATTAAAATTACTTGGAACAATATAATTAATATTATTTTTATCAGCAAAGAAACTTAAAATTAGATTTTTATATAATGTAAAATCAGTACTAAAATAATTGACCAATTTTTGATTATTTGACAAAAAGATTTGGGGACAAATTAAATCATGTATCCATAAAAATATCTTATTTTTTATTATTTTTTTTATAAAATTTGGATCATTTAAAAATATGCGTTGAATTACAATTTTATCATTAATGTCAATCGAGAATCCCATAAATTTAGAAAAATTTATATATTCAATACTATCTATTTTCTGTTCATTTTCGCAATTATTAAAACAGATTATATTACTTCCTGTTTTTAGAGATAAGTTATAGACCAAATTATAAAATTGATACTCACTGGCACCAATTGGAATATTTTTAATTGTATAATGATTTAGATTACAAATTGGATCTATAAATATTATTTTATTAGACATTAGTGATTATATTTTTAAAAAATATTATAATTTTTAAAAATATACTAATAATGCATAATATTTACTAAAATTATTATAAAACTATTTTTTCTTAGATTATGCTTCGTCACCAGAAGATAATTTGCCACTTCCTTTTGTAGTTATAGTTTCTGTCAATTTATAAAATCTCTCTTCACCAAAAAACTTGCTATTTAACAAATCTGGATTGCAAGTTTTCATTGAAATCTAAAACACGCTGATGAAGATTGCTTTCCTGAAATTCATAATCAATCCTCAATACTTCTAAATCAGAAAGTTGTTTCTCATCTAGTTGGGATTCAGAAGCTTCAAGAAGTGTCTTGAATTCAAAATATGAATTCTTAGCCTCTATAAGAGAAGATTGCAAAAAAGCATCATAATAAAAAATTGCGTAAGCAATTGTACGAGAAATGCTTTCCGCATCTTCTCCTACTTCATTGATTTGGACACCATTCTCGGTCCCATTGATTTGGACACCATCCTCAGTCCCATTAATTTGGACATCCTCATCGACCATGTTGGACATTTTCAAAATACACGTCTCTCTTAGTTTTTTTGAATATATAAAATAAAAAAGATGATGTAAAATTACCAATCAATTTTTTTCCGAATAAACCAAACAAAGTTTGGCTTGTCTGAATAAATTAATAATCACTTCGTGATTGTCAATTTTTTTCAAGTAATCCTAATGCTTTGCATTAGGATCTATAAATATTATTTTTATTAGACATTAGTGATTATATTTTTAAAAATATTATTATTTATAAAAATATACTAAAATAGCATAATATTTTCTAAAATTATTATAAAAACTATTTTTCTTAAGTTTATGCTTCGTCATCATATGAGTCTTCAACAACATGATCTCTTATTTTGTCTTTTATCAAATTGAATTTTTTCGAATAAGCCTGAACAAATTAAAAATCAGATATTCATTAAAATGTTGATCTATATTTAATGTTTAAAAGTGTAAGACATAAATATATATTTTATAAAAACTTTATTTTAGTTTATCCCTTCACAAGCAACTTTGCGGAAGGCGACAGTTGTTCATATAGAGGACTAATAATCAAGCCGTAATTGATCTCAGCTCTAGTAAATGCTTCTTGTAGAGAAGCAACCGTTTCAAGAGGAGTACCCTCTTGAGAGTCGGCTTGATTGGCTGCATCAAATGCTTCCTTCCGCAATTTGTTTTGTTCTAAATATATCTTCATGTACTGTTCAGCTTCTTGTTCAGCTAAAAGCCGATCACATGTTTCAATGAAGAACACTTTGTACGCAGCGTCAGCTTCGTCGCTAGCATTGCGTAAGGCTTCGTAGTGTGCCGCTTGCTCTTCTGTACGAGCAGAAGCATCTTCATGCTCTTCACGATATGCTAAATATAGCTTCTTTGCTGTATCCATCTGCAAGGAAAAGTCCTTGCAATAGTCTGCAGCCTCGCTCTGGCGAGCGGCATCAAGCTGTCGAAAAGAAGATTTTGTTGCTACTATTGCTGCTGCGTTCATTGCTGTTGCTTTTGTTGTTTTTTTAATCATAATAATAAAATATTTTAGATATAATTACCTGTCAATTTTTTCTAAGTTAGCCTAAACTTTTTTTTAGGCTAGTTTGAAATAATTAATAATGCCCATGGCATTGTATTTTTTATATTTAATTATTCCAAAATTAAATATTATTACTATTTAGATTATGCCTGAAATAAATGAAATAAAAAAATATGCCAATTTTCTAAATAAAATATTAAAAAATAAATCACTATCAAAAATTAATATCTTAAATGGTCGCTATAAGAAGCATAGGCCATTTGAAAATTATGAAAAAATAAGTAAAGAACTCCCATTACAAGTGATTGATGTAAAAACAAAAGGTAAATTTCTATACATTAATTTGGAGCATAATTATACAATTTTTAGCACATTGGGTTTATCAGGTGGATGGACCT